CCCTGGTTAAAATTAAGCTGTTACTGCGCTATAGTAGGATACTGTAATCTCGTTTTCTTCATCGAGATCAAGTGCACTAGCTGTAGAACCTTGTGCTGTAAAGGTAATTGTTTGACTAACAACTTGTTCTGTGTTAATTGTTGGAATTGATAAAATTGCACTAGGCATATTTAGTGTTACACGAGTTGCTGCGGAGCTTCCACCACCAATATGTAATGTTAGTTTAAAATCAGGCTCAACATCTGTGGCACTGTTTGCTAACATATCTGTTAGTAGTGCGGCGCTATTACCTGCTCCGGCTTTTAAATAACAATTAATTGTACCACTAATAGCACGAGTACCTGTGAAATATGTAGCAGGTTTATTAACAACGCCTAGGTTAGCAGGTGTTAAGTAGGTAACATTATTAGCAAATGTAATACTACCACCTGTTAGTGCTAGTGTATATTCGGTACCAGTTGGTGAGCCATTACTACCATAATTTGGACTTGAACTATAGGCTCTTAATGAAACGCTGCTTAATTTGTTGGCTAAGAAAGGAGCATCTGTTACTTTTTGCTTGTAGTTACCAGTTAATCCAGTAAATGTTCCTGCTACAGTACTACCTGCTGTAATAGCGCGTAGTGTACCACCACGAACTGTCCAAGCAATAGTTGCAATTGCGTCTAAGCCAAAATCAATTGTAGCTTGGTCAACTACACAGTTATCGATTGCATAGCTATTACCATCTAGTATAATAATTATACCAAATTTATGTAGTTGATTTTTATTACTATTGGTCATGGCTAGTGTACTAACTGGTGTACCACTACTAGCATCTGCTGCAGTTACAGTCCAAGCAGCAGCAGCACCTGTGCTACTTACTGGAGTACTATCACCATTAGTTTGTACCCAAGGATTACTACTAGTGGTGCTACCAATCAATTCATTTTGATTTGGAGCACTATCAACATAACCAGCTGCAAATGCGTTCCATAAGACTTCTTCTTCAGCACCAATCCAGTCGTTAGTAGTATTGTTATTAAACTTGGGACGGATATAGGTACTAAAAGTTAATTCAACTGGCTCTAGGGTTGTATTAAACTGACGCTGACCACGTGCTGGATTTGTACCGGCTTCGTTAACGGTTACAGTTTCTGTACCGGTTGCTTGACTAAAACTTAATCCATCTAATACCTGAATTTCGCGAGTATTGCTGGTTGTAAAATCCGCACCTTTGATTACACCAGTAACGCTATTTACATTAGTTGTAAAGAACATTCTGGCGTTACGAATAAGATTAAAACTACTCATATCTCTTCCTTTTTGTTAGGTACTATATTGCATCAACGAGATATTTATCTGTGGTCAGCAAATTTAGTACAGTTGCTTACATGATCTGATAGCGAACCTGTAAGTTAATCTCTCCAACCGCATAGGGAGACAGCAGCCCCTCATCAGTAGTTATTGAGTCTATTAAAATTTCTGTTGTTGTATAACCATTTGTTGTATCGTAAACTAATTGACGATTTGCATCTATGCAAGTTTCTAGATCTGCTAGTAGTGTTTCTAGCTGTTCATGTGCGTTTTCTTCACTATAGCAATAGGCTTTTACACATACGCCTAATATACCCCAGGCAAAAGCACTTAGTTGATATTCTCTACGTTCACCACTAGGCGACATATACACGCTAGGAAAATCTTGCACTTCGTCCCAAAATTTTAATTTTGGATAGCTGTTGTTAAATAAATTAGTTGTATAAGGTCCTGTACCATCAATTTCACGAAATTTTTCGGCAAGGGCTCGTACAATACTTACTCGCTTTGTCATATTAATTGTGCCCTTATCCTTGAAATAGCTAATTGTTGAGCTAGTTGTCTTATTGAACCGCTTATTAGCAGTTTAGGGTCTCTGGTGTAGGGGCGCTCTTGTTTACCACCACGACTAAATGTGGCGTATGGATTCTTTTGATAGGTATAAAAAGCTGTAATAGCTCCTTGTCTGCTTTGACTTAAACGCTCTACTCGAACACTTTCAGCAAACCTGCCGCTACGCAGATTAAGTATATCCTTTCTATTACCTGTACCCATATTTTGTTTAATAGTTTGCACTAGTAGTGCATCTAATAATTCTTGTAGTTTAGGTGTTTGTGACTGTACACTAACTGTAGTAACTTTTTGTACTTTAGGAGTTCTGCCAGCATTAGCATTTACCCTAACTTTAGGTACTGCAACAGAAAACTTTTGCCGTTTGTTACTACTAGCAGATTGTTTACCTGTAACTTTTATACTAGGTTTTTCACCTGCTATACTACTAGTAATTACACTTACTATGCGCTCTAAGAAGCTTGGTGAAGCACGCTGATTTATCATTCTAAGTGTAAAATCTGCTTCAGTAGCTATGCCTAGTGCTTGCCTAAATTTAGGGTCGTTTTTTATTCGTTCCCTAATGTCATAGTCTCTTTCGGCTTTACCTAATATTACCTGATTATATGTGTCGCGTTGAATCAAAACGCTTTGAAATATTCCAGATCTAATTACTAATTCAAAAACTGTTTGTTCATCAGTACTAGTAACAGTAGAAGAAGTTTTAATTACAGTATTAATTTGGCCGGTTTGTTGTTGAAAATCTAAGTTAATAAAATCTAGATTTTCAGTGCTCAGGCTTCTGGTACTTATTAACTGTGCAAGTATTTTAGCCGTTAATATTTGCCTGGCTCCACCAGTTGTTTGAGTAGCTGTGTGGCCCCAATTAAATATTTTGGTAATTTTTTCACCGCCTATTTCGGCGCTTACTCCACTAGCGGCTAATTCAGATCTTAATCCTGCATATTCTTCTCTAGGAGAATCCTTGGTTGGTTTTATAGCTTTTGAATAGCCATTCCAAGTTTCTTGTATAGTTTTATTTATTTTAGCTCTAAAGTTATTAAAACTAGTAGTAGCTATCTTTACAGAACCAATTTCTAATGCTATACTATAAACTTCTTGAGTGGTTTGTGTTTCACCTAAAAGTGTTCTTATTCGTCCTATATCATTACGAATATTTGGTGACCCAGGTTTAGCATAAATTTTCCATGGTTTAGCAAAATTTTTCTGTATTGCTTTAAATTCTGCTTTTAACTCTCTAGTTTGAGTACCAGTTAATTTTTCTTCATTACCGCTAGCTAAAACAGCTAAATTAACTTTTGTTGCCCACCTATCGTATTGATTAATAAAATCAGCAGTTTGTGCAGGAGTTATGCTAGGATACTCCGTTTCATTTTCACTAATTTTGCGGATGACTTCATTGAATAATACTACAATTCCTATAGCATCTTCATTACTAATAGTTTTTGTTGACAGTAAGTTTTTAACTTCGTTCCAAACATCTATACCATGTATAGAATACATAGCTGGAAAATCTATATCTACTACAGACTTTCTAAATTTTGCACTACTTAAGCCCAATTTATTTAGTACTTTACCAGCATCTTTTATGCCAGTACTATCAGAAGCTTCATTAACTATAAACAGTGCTTTTGCTAAGTTTATTCCTTGTTGCGCACCAGTATTTATTATTATATTACCAACACTATATTGCATTATACATAGTCCGCTACATATTGATCTAGTACACGCTTAATATGCGATGGAAAGTTTGTAGTTGCTACATATTGAATTTGTGTTACGTTTGGTGTTACGTCACGGTTTACATGAACAGCGCTGTTATTCTTACTATAGTACTCTATCAAGTCTAAAACAGCTAATTTTAAATCTTCTGGTACAAGTTCATATCCTGCTGTGTAAGTTACACGATAGCCTTTTATATAAGGTTTAAATGTTGGTGTAGCTATACTACGAACCGCATCACCATCTTGTATCCAATCTGTAAACTTAACTAGTGCTGTATATGTTTGTCCATAATTTGTGCTAAGTGCTACTTGCTGTACTGTAACTACCGGTGTTTCTTTTAATATTAATTCAGCATACCCACCGTCAAATATTTCGGTTTTAGCCTCATCATAGTAGTCAGTAAAATTTCTGCGACAATAGGTTTTTACTAACTGACTAACTTTAGGAATTAATAAATCAATTTCAGTGTCTTTATTTGTACTAGTAATTCCTAAGTAATTTTTATACTCTGTTCTAGTAACTAGGTCAGCCATAAAATCCTCCTGTGTCTCTAAAAGCTAACACGTTAGCTTTTAGAGACAGGGCTCGTGTGAACCCTGTGCCTAGTTTAAAAATTAAACTACGTAACGGATAGCAGAAACTGCTTCGCCGTCTGTATCACTAATTTGTGTCATGCCAATACGCATGCTAGCTACAAGAACGCGACTCTGTGTTTCAACGTTGTCGTCTGTATCTACGCGCATACCGCGATGGTTACCAGCAATAAAGTTGCGTGGATTGACTATTAGAGCAGCAACATTACCGGCTGTAGCAGCAGCAAACTCTGCGCTAACGATAACTGGTGTGTTACCAACTGAACCAATTTGACCTGTTAATAGTGTGGCGCGATCACCAACTTTATCAACTGTTAGGAAGTTGGCATCTTCTAGTAGCTCATAATAGCTTTGTGTGTTAACGAACACAACTAGCTCGCTGGGCTCTAGA